GGTATGCTCGAATTGAGAACGGCTTTCTCGGTTTGCCATTCCAATTCTACAACTTTCTTTTTGGAACTATGAACAAAACTGCTGCTGCAATGGCGCATGGTCAGGTAAAGAATCGTGCCATTGGTGCAGCTACAATGCTTGGGCTTGCATACATGGTTCTCAAAATAAAGACGCCAGAAAATACTTGGAACAATATGAGTTTCCAAGACAAGATGGCTAGGTCTGTTGATGCAAGCGGCCTTCTTCCTTTCTACTCTGATATGTTTTATCGGACGATGCACTCAACTATTGCTCTTGGCGGTCCCAACATTACTGGTGGGTTTCTTCAGCCAAAATTTAAGCAACGCGAAAATGCTTTTGATGTTGTAACTGATCTTGCTGGCGCTGGTCCATCATGGGCTGCAAATATTGCAGAAGGTTTGTTTAAAGTTGTCAGTGGAGATTATGGCAATGGGACTGCTGATCTTCTTAGAATGCTTCCTCTATCGAATATGTGGTTTATAAAGGGTGAAGTATCTGAACTAGCACAGGCTTTAAGGGGGTAGGTTTGTGCGTTGATGCAGCATCCTTGCGCTGCGAATAGTATCGCAAAGAGGTAGCCAATGACCATCAATCTTGCCGACAACAATCCGCGCATTGCCTACACTGTTGCGCAAGGAGCAACTCAGCAAACATTTGCTGTGCCGTTTGAGTTCTTCAACGACCCAGACATAAATGTCTATGTTGATGGCGTTCTCAAAACACAAGGCACTCACTACACGCTCACTGGTGGAGATGGTTCTACTGGTAACGTGGTGTTTGTTACTGCTACTCCCCCTGCGGTTCAGCAAGTCCTTGGTGCTACTGGTGGAAGCCGTGTTGTAATCTTCCGCGCTACTCCACTTGAGCGGACAAGCGACTTCTCTGCTGGTGCTGACATTAACCGCGCTGCTCTAAACGAACAGCTAGATATTCTCACGGCAATGATTGCTGATGAAGATGATCGCATTGATCGCAGCATTACGCTCAACCCCTATGATCTCAGTGCTACTCTGACTTTGCCAACTGACCGCGCAAGCAAGGTCTTGGCCTTTGATGCGAGTGGTAATGTTACTAACGGACCTACGGTTGCCAATGTTGCAAACGCAGAGGCATACGCAACGGCTGCTGCTGCATCCGCTGCCTCTGCACTTAGTTCGCAAAACTCAGCAACGTCTAGCCAAGCTTCTGCAACTTCCTCAGCGGCTTCCGCCACTTCTTCTCAGACTGCTGCTGCTGCATCTGCTGCTGCTGCAAGCACAAGTCAAGCGGCTGCTGCTGCAAGCCAAAGCAGCGCTACTTCTTCTGCGTCTGCGGCTTCTACATCTGCGACCAATGCTGCATCTTCTGCGTCTGCTGCGTCTACCAGCGCAAGCAATGCTTCTTCCTCAGCATCTTCCGCTTCTACAAGTGCATCTAATGCAAGCGCAGCACAGACTGCTGCTGAATCTGCTCGTGACGCTACGCTCTCAGCTTACGATAATTTTGATGATCGGTATCTTGGGGCTAAAGCAAGTGACCCTACTCTAGATAACGATGGCAATGCGCTGCTTGCTGGTTCGCTATACTTCAATAGCGTCTCTCAAGTAATGAAGCTTTATACTGGTTCAACTTGGGTTGCAGCCTATGTGTCTGGTGTAGCTTCTAGCATTGGCTTTACTCCTGCTGGAAACATTGCAGCGGTTACTGTTCAGGCTGCTATTGAAGAGTTGGACGCTGAGAAGGTAATTAAAACCTCAAGCACTGGTTCTGCGGTTGTTCCTGCCAGCACTCAAGCAAACCGCGATGTTTCTCCTGCTGCTGGTTTCTTCCGCTTTAACACCGACCTTGGCAAGTTTGAAGGCTACAGCGGTTCCGCTTGGGGATCGGTTGGTGGTGGTGCTACGGGCGGCGGTGCTGATGAAGTTTTTGTTCAAAACGGACAGACCATGACAACTAATTATACGATCCCAGCGGACAAGAACGCTATGTCAACTGGACCAATTACCATCAACTCTGGTGTAACTCTCACTGTGTCTTCGGGCGCACGATATGTGGTGATCTGATGTCAAAAATTGCACTAGCATCTAACCCCTCTGGCACGGGCACTTTCACATTAGCGTCTCCTGCGACTAACACAGACCGCACCCTGACGCTTCCTGATGTGACCACCACGCTGGTTGGCACTGACGCCACGCAGACGCTGACGAACAAGAGCATTGCTGGTTCTCAGCTTACTGGATCGGTAGCATCTTCCCTGCTTACTGGTGCGCTTCCTGCGATTGATGGGTCGGCTCTTACTGGGATTGTTACTGGTGGCATGACGCTGCTTGGGACTATTGCTACTACAAGCGGCGCTACTGCAACTTTATCTGGCTTAACGCTAACATCGTATCAACAAGTAGTGGCAGTGGTTAGAGGAGTAAGCGCAACAGTTACTAATGGTATGACATTTTCTAGCTTACAAATCAATACTGGCTGTCTGAATACCCAAGGAGTTTGGGGAATACTTACAGTGGACTTAACGGCTGGAACATTTGCATTTAACAACACTGTGTTTGCTGTTTCGGAAACTAATAACGTCACCGCCGCTACTACATATCATGTGGGAGTTCAAAATACTCTTACAACGTCATCTACTAGCATAAGTTTTGGATCAGGTGGCGGAACATTCGACGCTGGCTCTATCCGCATCTACGGGGTGAAATAATGGATTACTTTGAAGTCATTACAGACGCCAGCACTGGCAACCAAACGATCCGCCCCTATACCGCGCAAGAGATTGCCGCCTGTGAAGCCGCTGCACAAGCTGCTACCACCTCGGCCCGCATTGCTGAAATTAAGCAACTTCTTGCCAGCACAGATTATGTGGCACTGGCAGACTACGATAAGAGCAAGCCAGATGTGCTTGCCCAGCGCCAAGCATGGCGTGTTGAACTACGCGCACTGGAGGTGATCTAATGTCCATTACCATCAACGGCACGACAGGCATTGCAGGGGTTGACGGGTCTGCTGCTACCCCATCGGTGCAGGGTGCAGATGCCAACACGGGTATGTTCTTTCCAGCGGCGGATACAGTGGCTGTGGCTACGGGCGGCGTTGAGTGGATGCGGATCGACGCATCTGGCAACATGGGGATTGGCACAAGTTCGCCTACTCAAAAGCTTGGAGTAAATGGAAACCTTGGGCTGCTAGCAGCCACCACGGAATCTCGGTTTGTTGAGATTGGCGCTGGAAGAACGGGCAACGGCTATGCTTTCATCGACTTTATCGGGGATGCCACCAACACAGACTTTGGTCTGCGTATTATTCGAGAGAATAGTGGGGCTAATACCAACAGCACTATAACGCATCGCGGTACGGGTGGGCTTATCCTTAATGCCGAAGATGCGGGTTTTATAAGATTCCAGACATCTGCCGCCGCACGATTTGACATCGGCGCTCTAGGTCAATTTGGCGTCGGCGGCGGTAACTACGGCACATCTGGTCAGGTTCTCACCTCTGGTGGTGCGAGTGCAGCGCCTTCGTGGGCAAGTTCTGGAAGTATGACGCTGCTTGGCACACTAACTACTACAAGCGGCACAACTCAGACGCTCTCTGGCCTAACGCTCACGGGATATATCGGTTTGATTGCGGTGTTTAATGGTGTCGGTCACGTTTCTACAAATTCCAATTATATTTTTGCAAACTGCACTATCAACGCAACACTGATCGCTGGGGGAGGACAATATCGCGGCATCCTTAACATAGATTTAGCAACGGGGTCTGGTGTCTCTACGCTTGGCTCAATAACCGCAGCTGCTCCAAGCTCTACCGCTGTTACTCAGCAAGTTATCTTGCGAACTAACATAACTACAGCAAGCACTTCTATTAGTATGACCACCAGCGCAAGCACGTTTAATGCGGGTTCTATCAGCATCTACGGGGTGAAATAATGGATTACTTCGAAGTCATCACAGATGCTTCCACGGGTGAAGTAACAACCCGCCCATACACACCCGAAGAGATTGCTTTCGTCATAGCTGCAAGCATCCCAACCCTTGCACAACAGCAAGCAGCCCGTGCCACAGCATACGCCCTAGAAGCTGATCCTCTCTTTTTCATGGCCCAGCGTGGCAAGGCTACACAACAACAGTGGCTCGACAAGATAGCTGAGATCGAAGCCCGCTATCCGTATCCAGAGGTATAACCATGTCAGAGATTCGCGCTAATACAGTTACTGACGCTGCGGGCACAGGTTCACCTAGCTTTCCCAATGGTCTTTCCGTGGCATCCGCTGCACTGACAGGTGTGCCGACCGCGCCGACCGCAACGGCTGCAACTAGCACGACGCAGCTTGCTACGACTGCTTTTGTTACTACTGCGGACAACCTTAAGGCCAACCTTGCATCTCCTGCGCTGACAGGCACACCAACTGCTCCGACCGCTGCGGTTGCGACTAATACAACGCAGATTGCTACGACTGCGTTTGTGCTGGCTAATGTTCCTGCGGCTGGCGGCATGACGCTGCTTGGGACGCTGACTACCACCAGTGGAACTACACAGACGCTTTCTGGGCTTACGCTGACATCCTATAAAATTCTTTATGTATTTTTTAATGCTGTCGGTCAAAGCAGTGGCAGTGCTGCTACGCTTATTATGACTGGGCCATTTAACTTTTCGCCAAACAATACTGGGAATGTGTCAGGAAATGCTGTCTTTGATTTAGTAAGTGGTAGGTATATTGCTACAACTGTTACTACAACTCTTGGCGCAACAACTGCAACTTCAAATTACGGCAATCCAAGTATAACAACTGCTTCCACAAGTATTGCATTTACTTGGTCAACTGGAGCTACCTTTAATGCTGGTTCTATCCTTATCTACGGGGTAAAATAATGGATTACTTTGAAGTCATCACGGACGCTTCTACGGGTGAGCAGACTATTCGACCCTATACACCCGAAGAGATAGCTGCGGCTATAGCTGCAAGCATCCCTACCCTTGAGCAACAACAAGCAGCCCGTGCCGCAGCATATCGCGCAGAAGCCGACCCGCTGTTCTTCAAGGCTCAGCGCGGTGAAGCTACCCTTGAGGAATGGCAAGCCAAAGTCGCAAAGATCAAGGCCCGTTTCCCGTATCCAAGTGAGTGATTGATATGCAGCGGGAGATGGACCTGATGGAACTAGCTAAACTTCTCCTGCAATTCGCAGTGCTGCCTATCGTTGCCTTTATGTGGGCACATTACAAGATGACACAAGGTCATGCCGTAGAGATCGCCGTCATAAAAACTGAGTTTTCCTTAACTAAAGAAGGACACGACAGAGAACTTAAAGAAATCAAGGACGCCTTGTCTAGCATCTTTAAAAAGTTAGATGAAATCCAGAGGGATATGCACAAGTGAGCGTGAATAAAGCAACGCTTGATTTGATCAAGCAATACGAAGGCTGCAAGTTGACGGCCTATCAAGACATCGTTGGGATTTGGACTATCGGCTACGGCACAACCGCGATGGCTGATGTTGGCATAGTGCCAGCTAAAGGCATGACTATCACGCAGGATCGGGCTGAAGATTTGTTGCGGATGGGCGTCGATAAGTTTGCATCTACAGTTGATGCAATGATCACAACCAAGGTTAATCAAAATGAACGTGGTGCGTGTGTGTGTTTGGCCTACAACATCGGCCCGAATGCTTTTGCCAAAAGCACTGTGCTGCGTGAACTGAATGTTGGTCACAAGGACAAGGCTGCTGCTGCTTTTCGGATGTGGAATAAAGCTGGAGGGGAGGTGATCAAAGGTCTGGTCAATCGCCGTGAGGCGGAGATCAAGCTGTTCTTAACGCCTGTCACTGCTGACATGCACACTATGACTGAGAAAGAAAAAACTGAGTCTGGTCTAGCTGCAATCTTCAACGCCATCTTGGCGATGTTTCAAGGAATAAAGAAATGAGTGCTACTGAAATTGGCGGCATCGCCCGCGCACTAGCATCTGCACTTGGCGGCTATCTAGTCGGCAAGGGTTTGATTGATAGCGAGACTGCAACCACTGTTGGTGGTGCTGCGGCTACAATCATCGTTGCGGTTTGGTCTGTGATTGCCAAACGCAAAGCATGATTGGTTTAATCTCTTCGTTGCTTAAGCCCTTGCTGAACTTCCTCGCCGTGTGGGCGGCAGGAAGATCAGCAGGGCAACAG